TAACTTTTGAAAGTTAAGTAGTCGTTGGTTGTTAACCCTGTTCACCCCCTTCAACTGATCCTAATGAGTACTTCCCACTATTCAAGAGGCCCCGTGCCACCAACTGCAAGGCGTAGCCTACCAACCCGTCCTGAGACGGGTGGCGGCCGCGTTGACACTACTGGTGCGCGTGGACATTTTACACCAAAATTTGGACGACCCCACATCAAGGCAGCACGGCCTGAACGGGGATTCGTCATCCATGAGGCCCCGGTGGCTGCAACTATTCCATATGTTGCCCGGTTCTATGGACCACCACCACCTGAACCCCTCGTGCAATTCGGGCCTGTTTGCAGGCCCGCAGGATACGAGGAGCCTGCGGAGGAAAATGATGAAGTCGAAGAGGTAGTTAAACCAGTAAATCGGAAGAATGAGATCCTAGAATCCAGGCATTATGACATACAACACAATTCTAAACCCATAGTGCACATGCCCCACGGACATCAATCGATGGCAAACTCACGACTTTTCTGCGAAAAGACCGTTCGTAACCAAATCGAGACAATGTTGGTGGATGATGACACACATTACGATGTTGGCGGTAGCGTAGGTGGAGTTGCACGGGCCATAGGTTATCTTAAGAACCGCCCTGCTAAATACTCCACATGCTACATGCATGTCAGTGCCCCGATTATGGATGCTTCAGATCACAGCCGAGATATGGCTCTAAAGAAGTATGGAAATCATACTCTCGCCAACATCATTCATGATGGCAAAGCCGCAATTAGGGAACCTGTCACGAATAAAGTGAACATCTGTTTCCATTACTTACGTGACTGTGATTGTTTAAATAAGTACGAAGCATTATCTCAACATGTACACCTCACTGGTACACATGCTGCTTATTATTTCAAAGCAGCAGATTGGATGCGCTTGCAAACCAATACAGCATTCTGGTCAATCATGCACACCCCAGATCTTGATCAGCCCCATGTGCCAGATTTGACACACTCTGAGTACAAATGGGAATCAGCAACGGGCTTCAAGGCTACGCTAGCGCGTTGCCTGGGGAGAGACCCTTTGCTCTTTCGGCCAACAGCTCATGCCGGAACCTGTTATAAGCATGAGAACTTAAAGCCGATGTTGGAAAATGGCGGTTTTCACTTATATGACAAAGATGAGGCGATTGAATCCCTCATCGATTTAACATTAAAACACACCGCCAAGATAGCTTTGGCTGTTTGTGGGCTCCTAACTGTCATCGCAACTAGTTTTTCACCCAAGTGTAATCAGTTGTTGTTTGGCGGAGCCCCGATACAGTTAATGGATGAACATGGAGATACTGATATTGATTCCATCAATAGACAGGATGCACGACATGAAGAATCGTTATTACTAACCCCTGGTGGTGCCATTTTAAGTTACGCCGGGGCCAATGGCGATAATGGCACCACGCACCAGCGAGATGACTTCGATATGGTTGACCCATTCGGAGATGTTAAGACTGTCAATTATGTTTACAGGTTAAGACGGAAATTGGTCCCCCGAGCTTGTATGAGTTCATTCCGTTGTAACCCGTTTGCTGCAGTCGCAGGACACATTTTCGCGCGGTGTGTGCAGAAAGTGGCCGAGGTAATTGTCGGCACTTACCTACCTAGTAATAAATGTAAACGAACCATCCTTGTTACCGAGGCCAGCCGGGCCGGGGTTGTTGGTGAACAACTCACCACATCCATTCACCGGTTCACCGTCTCGACCCAGTATCTCCCATTAGTGCCTAATGCACCTGCAGAACAGCCTGCAGATCCAGTAGTAACCCAAGCTATAATTTCAACACTACTCAATCGCAAAGATAAAGATTATGCTGAGACAACTCGAGAGTTGAACTCAGTAGCAGGTAGTGCAATGAACAGATACAAAATTAATGCTAAGGAAGTTGTTAAATGCATGGACGTGGCCACAAGTAGCGTGAATGATGTGCACAAGGCAGTCGCCCGGTGCTCAGTTCGTTACACCATCAAACGGGACCTGATCACCAAGTTCTTTACATGCGTTTACAATGCTTTAAACTTTTGCGGTGCAAGCCTGTCCCCAGCATCGCTCAAATGGGGGTTAATGTCGGTTCTAACAATCTCTGCGTTTACCGTTCTCTACCAGAGAAGGAAGGAGTTTACCGCCTCAGTAACAACGCCACTGCTGCAGTGTGCATTGGCTTGGGCGATGAATCACTCATCGACAGTAAACACCGCGTTAGAACCATTGGCACCATGGGTTGCACGTGTGAGGACGAGCCACAACTAGGCTGTACCCTACAGGGCATTACTTTTGGCACGGGACACACAGTGAGTAAATGTGCCCAGACCATGCATAATGCACTATGCAACCGACATGCAAAGAAACAACCCCCTCTCCTTAGTAAAATTAGTAGTTACATCGCCACAGAATTTGTGGGCGACATCACTGGTAAGTACCGGGAACTTCTCCTTGATGTGTCGCAGCAGACCGATCCGATTGATTCGCACTATTCCAACGTGTGGAACGACCGCTTTTCATTGAACAAAAGAACCGCTAATATTAAAAGTTTGGCGGAAGAGCCCAGTAGGCCTGAAAAGGTCGAACCGTTCATAAAGCGGGAGGTCAACAAAGACAAATACCCCGAAAAGGGTAGATGCATACAGGCGTACAAGACCAAGAGTACAGGGACAATACTTGGACCAGAGTATTATTCCTTCCAGAAAGCAACCTCTTGTGTCGATTCAAGGACTTTTATCATCAGCGGCACCGTCTGCCACGTAACCATAGCATCAGGTATGAACCATGATGATATTGGGCGCTGGATGGACAAAGCCGCTCATTTACCCGGGAAAGTCAAATTCTACGAACGGGATGGTAAGACGTGGGACGCCACCATGCGCCATGAGCACCTCGATATGGTCAATGACCTGATGCGAGAGTGTGATCCTGAACTGGCCAAACACAACAAGGAGTGCTATGACGTCTCTGGTCGATATACCTATCGACAGAGTAGCGTCAAGTACTCTGTCGTCGGCACACGTAAGAGCGGCCACAATGACACATCGTCAGGCAACTCGCTCATCAATGCTGAGATTGCTGTGGCCGCCGCAGCCGAATGTTGTTTTGAAGAAATTATGGTTATAGTAATGGGCGATGACATGCTCATGGCCATTAGTAATCCGCCAGACAATTACGTAGAATCAATGATCGTGGCTGAAAAACAATATGGAATTGTACCTGAGGCAGGTGGGTTCGAAAACCCCTTGGAGGTCACTTTCATATCAGCCCGATGGTACCCACGATTCGACCACACATTCGCTTTTGGGCCGATAATTGCAAAGCAGTTAGTTGGTTTGTTTTGGACGGTCAAGACAATGCCTAGTAAGCACAGGGAGAAGTGGGTGTCATCCGTGGCACGCTCATTCCTTGTACCCTTCAAGGGCTGTCCAATAATGGATGTGTTTTTAAGGACGCATATAACCACGAGCGACGATTATGAAATCGAAAAGTACGTGAAGAAATTGCGCCCGATGGTCGACGTCGACTGGGACACCTACTTCCTGACCCGTTATGGTTTAACTAGGACGGAGACACAGGAGGTCGAAGAACAGATAATGGACCTGAGAGGGAAGGGACCGTGCGTCATCAATTCAACTATCGTACAAGATATGAAAGTTGTCGATTTTGCAGATCCTGGCCCACGGCCCAAATGTCTATTCTAATAAGTTAACAGACAACCCTACAGAACAATTAATTAATATGGTATTCCCTAACGCACCGAGTCAAAGAAAGTCAATAAAGAATGATATTCGCGTTGATCGCGCACGCCTTGCTCGTTCAGAGCGCGGCCCACGCAATCGGCAGAATGGCATTCGCCCGGAGGGTAACCGCGAGCGCCGGAGACGACAGCGTTCCCCTACTGAAGAAGTAGTGACGCGTGCTGTGAGGACTACGAACCGAGCCCCACGGATGACGGCTTCAGCCAATTCATGCCGTGTCGTTCACCGTGAAATGTTCCACACAGTCATTGGACTAGGAGATACAGCCACTGGTTTTAGTGTACGTCAACCGATTAACCCCGGTAACACAGCTATGTTTCCTTGGCTATCACGTGTTGCTCAGAACTATGAATCCTATCGCTTCAAAGCCCTGAGCTTCGAGTTCATCACTACTGCCCCAACTACGGTGGCAGGTAGCGTCACGATGGCTGTTGACTATGATCCCACAGATCCTGCACCTAATGATGGAAATGCAGTGCGGGCCCTGAACGCCTTTATTGGCGCACAGACCGCGCCCATTTACACTCCCAAGGTCACAGTCCACTGCCGTAACGCTAACCTCAACAAGCGCAAAACGTATTTCGTCTCCAATTCTCCCGGACCTGATATTGCGACGGGGCCCCAACCCGTATCAGTGCAAATCGGTAGTAGAGACCGGACTGCAGATACAGGACAGTTCATCACAGCAGTAGTCGCACCAGCTGAGAATGTTGGCCTGCTCTTTGTCGATTACGACATTGAGTTGCTCACTCCTCACTATGAGAAGCCTACTGGTGATGCATTAACTGTGGCAATCCCCTACCCCGATGCAAGCTCTCCCCCCGGACCACAAGTTACCCAGCCCAACCACCTCACTGACATCGACAACCTTTACAATGTTGCCGAGGAGCCCTCATTCCCATTCACTGATTATGACAGTGTTGGTGTGTCCTCAGTCGTGAGTGGCAAATGGGCTGGTAAAAGCAACTCAGATAACACAACTTTCGCAGCAGATGGGATGTCCTTGGGGTATGGCACTGCCTCTAGCTATTCAGCTTCTGGCAGCCCTGAACAATTCATCCAGTTTTCGCAACCTGGATTCTACTTGTTCAATTGTACCACCTGGACTTTTCCTGCTACTGCCACCACTGCAGACGATGCTCTGTCCGTCCCATTCTTCGTTAACTACGATGATAATGACAACAAGAACTATTGTCTGAAGAACTCAGTGGGCGCAACATTCTTTGGGAATGCTACTATCAATGGCATCTCACTGGCTCAAGTCGGTAGTGCCATGGTCATTGCAGTTGAACATCCCCTCTCAAGAATGTTCCTAAGGCAAGTCACCGAGTACAATCGAGTCGTCGCACCCCTATCCAAGCATTTCACGCATGGAATTGAGTGGTCCCTCGTTCGGATTGGGGGCCTTGACGCCCCAGTTGCAGCAGCTATAGCTGGGCTGGGTACCTACGCCCTGATCACTGTACCCTATCTGATTATGGGGTTAAGGAGGCAAGACACTCCTACCCCATCACCTCTGATCGATCGTGCATTGTCCATCCGCCGTCGTGAGCGAACCTCACCCAGCGGTCTACTCAAAGAGTCGGTAGATGAACCGACTTCCTTTGAGACATGCATCGAAGACATCGAGGAGTTGCCCCGTAAGTTGTTGTTGTTGAATGACCCAAGTCGTGCCCGAAAGCCTACACGTTCTGTACAACCCCTCTCACACCCAGTAGCCTAGACCTGGCCTAACATGGTCGGCTACTCGTCCCATCATTGCATACCGCCCCCTACAGCGCGAAGCACTGTAGTACAGAAGCGCAATGAACACAACACCCCATCATCTTATTCGTGTCAACTCGCCCTCTCTCCAATCCGATCGACCCCAGGAGCGGTCTCGGACGCTTATCACCCAGCCTAAGTGGTGAGGCGCGCGATCTATGGTATGGTCGCCGTTAGTCAATGAAGACTCTAAAATT